GGTATTTTGCATAGTTATTTTGCTTATCTGCAAGCATATCATGATAATTTTCTGTATCTTTAAAAAAAGGGTTATTTTTGTATGTAGTGTGCTTGTATATCAAGCGTTCACTGCTATAGCTATCAATAGCAAATAGCTTGTGAATATAATCATGTTCATGCAATGGGTTGTAGCTTATCCAGATTTCACTATCTGCCTTTCTGACAGTATCTCTAAGCTGTATAAATGCGTCCTCTTTGATTACATCAGCCTCTTCTAACCACACTATCGATGTATCCTCTGTACCTTTTATTTTGTGACTGTCTCTATCAAAGCCAAAATATGTAATTTCACTGCCATTTTTAAAGACTATTTTTTTTTCTTGCAAGTCTGCAAAGTCTTCTAGTGCATAAGCAGCAATAATTTTACGCCACAGTTTACCAATGCTTTGTTTGATATTTTCCTTGTATTGACGTGTACATAATACAGATATAGGACTTTCTAAGCATTTAATTAATAAAGCTCTAACAATTGAATGAGTTTTGCCGCTGCCTCGACCGCCTGAAATAACTTTATATCTTTTGTGCGTATCTACTAAAAATCGATAGGCAGGCTGCATGTAAACTGGCGTAACATGATTACCTATTTCTTGTTGCTTGCGTATATTGTCTGTGTGCCAACTAGGCAGTAATACTCTTTGCATTACTCATCATTTAAAACACTAGCATCTAATGCATCAAACTTATCGAGCTGAACATCTATATCTTGTTTAGTTAGAGCAGTAACAGTCATAGAATGATCAATTTTTTCTGCTTCATAAAAACCTAGCATTTTGTTCTGCTCCTGTATGATTTTAATAGCTGTGTTTAAATCCGCTGGTATATAGCTAAAAGTGGTTAAGGGATTGCCTTTGTTATCTAATCTAACAACACCTTTGCTGTCTTGCATGACAACTTTTTTAAAACTGCCTTCAATCGCTTGATTTTTTATCTTTTCAAGCGTTTTTAAATTACCCACTTTAGTAATATTTAATGCTTGTTCAGCACTTTCTTGTAGTTTAGCTTTTAACTCTGAACGATACGCTGCAACGTGCGTCTTATTTAGCTCGTTTTGCACATTAGATCTTACAACTTGCACATTATCATTGCCTGCATAGCCAGCTTCTACATATGCAGCAGCTTGTTCTAAGTTTTCCTGTTCGATCAGATGAACTAATTTTTTTTGATTAGATGTTAGTTTACACATAATGCTGTGAATAGTAGTGCATAATCTGCTGCATAGTTATAGAGAAATATTCTTTTAACTGATGCATTTCATCTTGTTTGTAAACAAGTTTAGCAAAATCTTGCATGCAGCATAATTTTATAAGTAATAAATCTATACCATTTTTATAAAACTTCATATGCGTTTCTAAAGCACTGATATAGCTATTTAAAGTAATATTGTCGTTTGTCTGTGCAATTGTGTGCATATCTTCAATTTTTCTGCATTGCTCATCTAGCATATCCCAGAACAACCTCAATGCTTCACAAAACTTGATTATATCAAGATGTGACTTATTGTTTTTACGCAAAAAGGGTTTAATGTTTGTTATCTCAAAGTCGCTAAAAGCTGCTCTTAAATCGTGCAATGAAAGCACAGCAACATCATATGATTTAATTTTTAAATTCACATCATCACTATTTTGTTTAGCAATTGCGTCTAAAAAATCTGTATATCTCATTGTTTATTCTTTTCCGCAGTTTTCACATCCAAAATATTCTTCAAAGCCAAAATATTTAATTTTGCATTCATCATTATCACTTGCTCCGCAATCTAAACATATATTTTTCATGTCTATATCTACCACGAGCATTGAACTTGTTCAGAATCAGGATGTATATCATATTTTAAGCCTTTGTACACTATACAGCTTTCAATGCTCGTGTCAGAGTTTAATTGTTTACCGTTTCTTTCTAAAAAATTTATTACTTTATCTTGTAATAATAAAGCTTCTGTATCTGTCAAAGTAGATGTTGCTACATCACAAGCGTTGTGTGATGCATAGTATTGCTCTAATAAATACATATTTGTATCTATGTCCATTTTATCCTCCGTTGTTTCTAAACATATCAAGCGTTGTTGTTCTTGATATGTTTATACTATAGCAATATTATTTTAATTGTAAATATATATTTTTAAATTAATTTAAGTATTTACCTATCTCGTGTTGTTGCAATGTTTCACCGTTTCTTTTAACAGTAAATTCTTTGTTATTATCTTGCATGTATTTAGTCCAACGCCTAACGATTACATCGCAGTACTTAGGCTCTAACTCTATACTGTAGTTCTTTCTTTTTGATTGTTCGCAAGCTATTAATGTACTGCCAGAGCCACCAAATAAATCAACTACAAGGCAATTCTCTTTGCTCCATTCTTGTAAAAATAATAAAATTAATTCTAGCGGCTTTTGTGTAGGGTGTACCCTATGTTTAATGTCTTGCGTTTCAGTGCCAAAAATGCCAGCCCATTTAACCCTAAATATTTTTCTTTTATGTTTAGATTTGCTCCAGCATAACTCAAATTCACTGCCGTACATTTTACCTGCTTCGTCAGTCAGTCTTTTATCCCATACAATCCAAGAGCCTTTATTTTTTTCTGGCAACAATTCAGCAAAGTAATCAGAACCCCAAATAAAAATCTCTTTGCAGTAATCAAAATTGGCAAATATCGTATTAATTAATTCAGGTGTAAAATCGTCATTATCTCCTATTACTTTAGAATAAGTATTGCCTTGCTGCTTTCCTTTAAATTCATTTTTCATACTAGAGAAATCTGTATCTAAATGCATTGAGTACGGAGGGTCAGTAAATACAAGGTCTGCCCTTTCTTCCTGCATTAGCTTATCAATATCATCTATCACAGTAGAATCACCACATAGCACTCTATGTCCGTTTAGCTCGTATAAATCACCCTTAGCAGTAATAGGTGTGCGTGGTGGTTCTACATCGCAATCATTCTCGCCTATGTCGTCTTCTAGCGTTGTAATGTCTAAATCATCATCAAAAGTAGTTAAATGCAACTCCTCAATCTCTATCCTTGCATCTTCTAGCGTAATTTCATAAGTTTCTAGAAAGCTAGGTAATGCATCTTGATTAATCTTGGCTGTCTTGGCATTAAAAGCTAATAATACTTTTGCTGCCTCTGCTTTATCTTGTAAATCTAAGAATAAACAAGGCAATGTACTATCAATGCTATAGCCCTCTGAATGCAATTCCTGAAGTGCATCTTTGCGAGTGTGTCCATCTACTATATAGGTTTTATTATCAGCTTTATTTAGCCACACATGCACCGCTGAGGCTATGCCATTATCTATAATAGATTGCTTTACACGCTCTTTATGCTTCGCCTCTTTAAAATCTGGGTCTTGCAAGTCATGCAATAGATTCCAGTATATTTTATCCAGCCTAATTACTTTATCTTTTATCTGCATTGCACAACATCAATTAATCTATCTTGCAATAATTTTTCTTTGTGCTGTTTGCCGTAAAGTTTATCATGTGCGTAAACTAACTTTTTAATTTTAAGACTTTGCCAAAAACTAAAAGGTATATCTTCTATATTAATATCGTTTATAGTGATCTTTCTAAAGTTCACACATATATTATAATTATGAGGTTTCTCTATAATTAAAATGGTGGCAGAACTCAGATATAAATAAGGAATATATTTAGTGTCATAACGCACAGCATCAATATCTTTTAAACCTGCGACTATTTCCTCATAGACACTTTTAACTTCTTGCTTATCCATTATTTAACACTACGTTTGAATGCAATCAATTTGCTTAACAAAGCATATCCACCTATCAAGTTTATACATGCTATAATTAGAATCGTTTGAATAAACCACGGCAAATCAGATAATATATTAACACCGCCTAAAACGACTGATTGGGCTTGCGGGACGAAGCAAGCTATTACTAATGCTAGTAATCCTATGCGCACAATATCATCTGAATAACGCCTTTTATTAAGTCTTCTGATTTCTCGATCTTGCTTCAGATCAGCATCTATATTTTTTATATCTAAGTCAGCATATGCTTGAATTTCTGCTGTATGTGCCTGTGTTTCTGCAAGTTTTTGCTCGACTTTTGCACGCATAATATCTGATTCTTGCACTTGAGCATCTGAATAATTTTTCTTAATTTTGCTATAAGTATCGTCATCAATTGCTTTAAATTTATGCTTTAAATAAGCTACACCTTGATCGAATAAGAAAGGTGATATTAATTTAAATATGCCTGATAAGATTCCCATTTTTCCCTCGTAAGTTTAGTCAATCACATATTTTTTTCACAAGATGAACAATGCCTTCTGCGTCTTTTGCTGCATCTATAAGATCTAAAACTTGTACAGGATGTGTAACTGCATCTAATTCTATTTCAGCAATTTTTTTATTTACATCTAGTTCAAAAGTATCTGCAAAACGCCATGAAATTGATTGTAATTCATCTATATCAGTAGCTTTTGTAATTCTTCTGCAAGCAACGTCATAATTGAACTTGTTATCGACTCTTTGAGTGTTATATGCTTTAAACACATACTTCCAGAGATATGAACAAGCTCTTATACTGTAAATTCCATCTTCTGATTCTGCACGAAATTCTAAAACGTCAAGCATATTAGAGTTTGTTTGACTAATAGCCGTTTCTAAATGTTTTATAAAAATGTTTCTACAATTTGTGTCATGCTCAATAATTAATGTTGAGCCGTTTTTTATCGTGATTTTTTTAGAAAAGTTGAATTGATCTTTTAAATCTTTTAGCTTTTCATCACGCACAACAACATCAATCATTTTTTATTTTTTGAAAACTAAACATAACCTACTAAGGCATCTATACCAAAATCATAGCCGAGTGACATTGAATTAATTGAATAATATGTTCCAGAACCATAGTATCCTTGTTCTGTTTCGTTAGAAATGTAATAATGTATCATTCCATTTATATTTTTAAACTGAAAACCCAAGTAAGGCATATTGTAAACTTGAGATGGGTTTTTAAGAATAAAGTTAGCATAGTCATTTGTTTTTGAGCTGGCGGGTAAAAAACCTCCAACATCATAAAGAGCTGTTCCAACTCGAGATTTTACTTGACATTCATTAGCTCTAATATTGTAATTGTAGACATAAATTCGAAAACCATAAAATTTTGTTTTTTCAAAAACAGAAGCATGATGATCTTTTATGTATGTAGCAGTTTGATTTGCACCATAAAAACTGCCTTTTGTTCCGAATTGCAAAGTTAATTTTGCAGTATTATTGTCAGTAAATGTCTTTAAAGGCGTTCCGATCACATACATTCTCTCGTTTTGTAAAATAGCAGAATATTCATCATTAGTAACTTCAATCCAGGTGTTATCAGAAGCAGCATTGTAAGCTGCTTCACTCGTGGTTAAGTAGCTTTTAATGTCGTTGTTTCTCGTGATTAACGCCCAACCTGTAGTATTGTTATTTCCATTAAATTTATAATAAGAATTTCCAGTCAAAGAATCTGTAAAAATATCCCCTACGCTACCATAAATTGAATTTTCTGGATTTATTGAGCCTGAGCTGTTATTTGGTATGTTGATGGATACCCAACTTGCATTTTTCCTAGAATATATTAAACCGTTTGAAGGTGCGTCAGATATACCCCCACCGCCTGCGGAAGCTACCCAGTTCCCACTAGAGTTAAGTGTTATTACATCATTTATGTTACCTGCGCCAAGAACAGTATTTCTTGCGTTTTGAATGTCTGCAACATCGCTGAAATTGCTGGATTTAGAAAGCTTGCCATCTACTTCGTCTTGAGTCGCAATAATGCTATTTAATTCGTCTAACGCACTTGGTGCTAATATTTTTTTAATATGACTATAATTAGCAGGATATCCATTACAGTTATATTGAAAATATATCCTTATTGGATAGGAGCTGTGCGGAACATTAGATAAAGCAACAGTAGTTCCAGAAATATTACTTACTTTAATTTTATAAGAAAATAATTCAACTGCTCCCGAATAGGCGTATTTTTCAATATTGTCACTTCTAACAATAAAAGCACTATTGATTATTTTTGTAGCATTAAAATCTGAGCCAGCAATTTCATTATAAGACCCAGTTGTTAAAGTAACATTTGTTCCTGTGATTGTTCCAGGATTAAAATCTTGATAAGCCCAGATTACTCTTTGATTATTGATATCACTAATTGGAATACCTGCATCAATCAGTTGACCATTATTATCGAATTTTGCAATATTATTTGCAGTTGCATTTGGATCTATTAACGCAACATCATTTTTGTTAATATTTGTTGACTCTAATTTGCCGCCAGCATCTTGGCTAACAAGATGATTTGCTGTGCCATTTTCTACAGGATTTAATTTGTTTTTAGTCAAAAACCACCCAGCGCTTTCTTTGTGATAAGTATTCTGCTCTGTTGCTGTTTTAACGACTGATATTGTCGCAGGGGCAGCAGCATAAGGAAAAGCAATGGCGTGAGTAACACTAATTTTTCTAATAATATCGCCTTTACTCACTGATAAACCTGCAATTACTGGATTATCGAAGTTTAAAGCGTACAAACCATCAGCTGCGTTGTGCGTAACGCTTAAAATCGTGTTCAAAGCAGATTGGCTTTCTATAACTGACTTTACTATGGAGCTGTCTTCGTAATAAACATTGCCATCATTACTGACTATATCTAATTGACAATTAACAACATGCACGTCCCACGTAGAATTTATGTTGATTTTTACTGCTCCGCCACTAATATTTTCTAAGCGTAAAACATTTCTCCCACTTCTGGGCGCACCTGTCAAGTGAATTACATTAGGCCTTTTACAATTTGTGATAGTTTTCTCGCCATAGATAAAATTAATAGTTGAGCCGTCTAAATTAACATTTGTAAGATATGTTTTGCCACCCGAAAAATCATTAATAGTTGCTGAAATAGCACCATTAACAAATGACATATAAGTGTTGCCGCTTACAAGGCCAATAGTCCCATTAATTGTTACTGCTGGTGATATATCAAATGTAATAGTAAATTGATTGTTAGAAAAACTAGCATTACCACTTTTGTTACCTTGGCCATTGATTTTAAGAATGCTGTAGCTTGGCACGGCTAAAATGCCCTTTACAACAGTTCTCCAAGGTTTATCTAAACTTTGGCCATCATTATTATCATTGCCAACCAACTCATCAACAAAAAAAGTTGAATGTTGGCGCAAATTATCGCTGTCTGCTTTTAAATTTAAATCATCGCCTAATAATTTACCCTGCTTGGCAGATAAAACTTTTGATTCATCGTTAGAATTTAAATTATCAACTATATCTGCTTTAGAAACAGAATTAGCATTACTGCCACCAAAAACTTTAATCATTATAACATGCTAATAGTTGCAACTATTTTATGAAAATAAGAAGGTGTAGACGAACTATACATCAACAAGATATCATCCCATTTTGTGCCGTTCCAAAACAAATAAACATTTGCGCCAATAAGGTTAACATTGTTAATATTAGCGTGATTTATTGCGTCATTGTGTGAGCTAGAAATCTCGACATTTTGAGTGAATTTAATTAAGTCTCCCACTTGCGGATTCTGCGGTATGTCTGCAAATTCTGAAATTTCAGTAACACTCTGTGAACCCGTATAATTAGCATGTATGCATATATAATTTCTTTTCGCAGCAAAAGCTAAAGCATCAGATTTATCTTTATCAATTAATGCGCCACCAATGTTGATAGAATCATTACTTGTAGTCATTTCTGACAAATTATGCGTCAACTCATTAGATGTATATATCTGTACGTTTAAGCCATCATTTTCAACGCCTAAGCCGTTTCTAAAACTCCAATCCATGCTAGGCAATTGTGCTAATAAGATTTCAGAAGTTTGATAAATATAGTTCGAGTAAATCTGCATAATTAATAATCGTTATTAATCTGCAAAGTAAATCCATGCTGCAATTTACACTTAATTAACTGATCTTTGAACTCGTCAAAAGTAACATTACTTGCTGCCACAGCGTCTAAATTGTTAAGTATGATATGCTCTCTGCCGACAGCTATGCATCCTTCCACCTGGAAGGACCAATTAGCTACATGAATTAATATGGCACTACGTCCTGGCACATCTAAAACTTCATAAACGTCTTTGTGTCTGTTGCCTGAAAATGGCAATACTTTATATTTACCAGATGGAATGCTGCTAACATTGACTTTATTATCTAGATATGGACGTTCAATAGTTGCACATTGCCAGCCATTTGGCAGCTTTAAAGTGCCTAGCGTACAGCCTTTAGCCTTATCTAATTTGGTTTGCACATGCTTAAATCTGTGCAGGTAAACTTCTTGCTGACCCATCCGTTTGTGTTTGTTGTTGAAATTTGCGTTAAGAATCTGTCTTTCTTAACACTTAAAACATAACACAAATTTAGTCAAATATCAATAGCTAAGAGAGCGGGCATAACAGCATTGTGTGAAAGAGTAGAGTTGCAATGTTATAGCATTGCAACTCAGTAGATAAACGTTAAAAGTGATGTCGTTTATCGATTGCCTATTTCTAGGTCAGGGATTGCCATAGTTTTAACATAAATTTAATCAAATATCAATATCAAGGTATTTCTATAATAAAAAGTCTTTTTGTTTATTTAGGATATGTTTATATAAAAAGCTGTGTATTAAGCAAAAAACAACTCTAAATATACACTTTTAGGCTGTTTTTCATTGTACATTTAGAGCGTGGCCTATTTATACACTATCATTTCTTAAACACTTCAATTTTTCTTTAAAATATATTTTCTTAAGCTGTGAATTAGATTTTTTACCTACAATCTTTCGCTTGTCACGCAAGCAATCTAATTTTAAGCGGTGCAATGTATCATCTATATCATAATCTGCTGAACAGTTATCAACATTGTTAGCATCTAAATAATCTAACGCTTCTATTATTTCCATTGTAACATTTCTAATAATTAAAATTTACTTACCCTTAGTACTATCCATACTAAACTCTTGATATATAAGGCTTTTAGTTTTTATTGTTTTTGTGATAATTAGGCACTATTTGATTTTTTAAAAGCCAATCGCAATCAGCAAACTGCAAGTTATTAGGCGTTGTAATACAAGATGTTATTAATTGCTGTACATAATTGTTTAATTCCATCTCTTGTTTTTTTAACTCTTCTATTTTAACCGTTTTTTCACTGCAACGTTTAGCAGTAGCCGAAATAATGGCAAACACCAAACACAGGCAGAATAAAAAAAAGAAAAATTTATAAGGCGAATAATCTAAAAACTTAAACATCTAATACCCCCTATTATTTAATAATCAAACTAACTTTATCTTTAACGCTCACGCAATCACTACCAATAATAACGCCTTTATCTAGCAACTCTTGCACATGCTTTTTAGTAGCTGTCTTATCCATTACAATCGCCTCTCTGTTAATATGATACTCCTTTGGCAATTTTTTATAATCCACACTTAAATAATCTTTTTGCACTTTCGTATAAATAGTATGCTTTGAATTAGTAGTGGTAATGCTTCTTTTGTTATAACGCTGCATAAAATAAAGAATGTTATTTTTTAAACTTTGTGCTTTTTTCTCTTGAGATTCTGCTCGCTCTTTTAATCTTTCAGCTTGTTGTGTATACCAATCTGCCTCTGCTTTTATTTTAACTGCTTCTAGTTCAAAAGATTGCATAACGTGCATACAGTTATCTAATTTATCAGGGATAGCACCCTCCATGCTCTCTATAGTATCTAGCACTGCTTGCTTATGTATATCATCACGCCCTAATAAACGCTTCAATTCTTCTTCTTTATGCCCTAAAGCCATTAATGATTCTTTCATTTTCAATAAGTATTTAATAAGTATTTATACGGCAACAAAAAGCAACGCTAAATAGCATTCAATGCCAAACCACATAAGCATTCCTAGCGTTACTAGCCCTAAAATGACACCACCTACTTTTTTTAAAAATTTAGTAATCATGTTATTGAGTTTTAAATTGCTCAAACTCTGGTCTATCGCCATATTTGCCTATAGCTTTTGCTAGTGCTTCTGGTCTTTTTTCTGGTGTGCAATTAGTTAAATATGTAACAGCTATTTGCACCAACTGTTCTTGCTGTTGTTTAGAATACTCATCAGCAGTTACACCATCATTTAACCAGTTGGATATTTTAACTGCATGTTCTTCTTTTAATACTTCGTGAAAATCACTAAATATGCCTGTACGGTCTTTTGTTGATTCAGCTAGATGTTGTTGATTAACTCTAAATACAATCGTAAATTCATAATCTAAACCATCTCGCTGTTCACTCTTTAAGCCAACCTTTGTAGGTGCATTAACGCTTTTCCCTCGCCTATTAGTAACTTGTTCAATTACATAATCGCTCTTTGTACGTGCGGTGCATATAATATGCGCATTGGATGCCAAAATAGCGTTTATAAATGCGTTATGCTTAGGTGTAACTTTAGACCAATCATTAAATTGCCCTCCTAGCTGTCTATGTATATCAAGTATGCCACCCTCACCGCTCCATTCGTGTGTGATAGAATCAATTATAATTACATCATAATCTTGTTGTGCGTATTTAATCGCTTCAATGTATTTTTCCGGTGAATAATAATCCAGCTCGCATACGTCAAAGTCAAACTTGTCGCTATACAAACTAGCACTGCCTCGCTCTGTATCTATTACGGCCACTTTACCGCCTAGCCCTTTCGCTAATTGCAAAGCACTAAAAGTTTTACCACTTCCAGAAGCCCCTTCAATCAATAAACGTAATTTTAATTGTTGTTTGGTCGCTTTAATAAACATATTACACACCTTCGTTTTTAAACACGTCAGATATGCCGATTCCGCACCCTTCAAGAGTTTTGGCCAATATAGCTAATTGCATGTGTATTTCTTCGTGCAAATTTGGCTTAGTTTTTACAACAGTTTCAGGATTATCATAATCTACGACTGCTGTGCATTTTTTCAATTCTTGAAAATCTTTAGCGGCAACAGTTAAAGTTTTAATAGCATCTATGCAATTTTTAGTTTGAAATTCAAGGCTGTTTTTAATGTCGTTATATTCTCCAGAATCAATCACATTATTATTTATGCCAACTTTTACATTATTACTGCGATAAATATTTTTTGATATTTCTTGCAATTGCTCTTGTGTTAGAGTGTGCAAAGGCGTGGTTGGGGCGTAGTTATTCATATTATCTCCGTTATTTTGTTGTTGTTGTTGTTAGTAAGTAATTATACCAGAATTTGTTAAATAATCCGTAGCTTTTGTGCATGAAACATAGCTAAACCTCATAAACGTGCTGTTGAGCAAGTATGCGTAAATGCTATTGTGTGCTGAATAAAAATGTGTGATTATATTGTGTAGCATTGGTAACTCCCTTCTAGTTATTAATGTTAGTTGTAGTTAAGTGTTCTCGCACTTAACTATGACGCTAATTATACTCTAAAAACCCCCGTAAACAAAGGCTTTTCTATCTTTTTTATATTTTTTTAATCCTCTATAATTCGTATACACGATAATGGCACGGCAGCAATTTTTTGATCAATAATAACAATTGCATCCACGCCGTGTCCTGAGCTTACATAGGCATCAATATAGCCCACTGCATCCAAAGGGAATTCTCCTTGCAAAACAGTATTCGTAATGATTACCGTTTTTTCTGTGGGTGTCTGTTTAATATTCATATTTTTTTATTTTTTAGTTAAAAATTAAGGCTTCAAAATCGCCTGTAGTAGCTGTTAAATACATGTTTTAAATTTTGCATTATAAAACCCTGCGCCCGCAAATTTTAGATAAAATCTTTTGTAAATTATTTTGTTTAAATTCTATGTATCCACCGCCGTTAGGAAATTTTTTGTGTATGAAAGTTGCATACAATGTTCTACATATTTTTATAACTTTATAATTGTTCATTTAAACCTCCGTTTTTGTTGTTGTTATGCATACTATAACAATATAAATTAGGATTGTAAATATATATTTTTAAATTAACTGTTGTGCGTAAATCTTCATGAATGTATGAGCTTTTCTATCTAAATCGTAAGACGTTATGCCGTCAATATTTTTTGACAGACCAATCTCTTTAGCAATTTTTTTCAAAGCTTCAGGGGCTTGAGAGTATTTATTGTTGCGAATATGTTCACGCAAAGTATCCCATGCTTCCTTGGCTTGATTGGAATTGTTAGCTGTTCGTTGAGGTTTAACAATCGGCTGTTCCCAGTCCTGGTTGTTTAGCCAAGTTGTCAAGTTGGGTGGCATTTGCTTAAAGCCGTTGTCATGTTTAGCCCAGTTGTTAAGTTTTTGCTGCTCTACAGCTTTTAAAATTTGCTTGAATTTATCAGGCTGATTAATTTTGTGGGTTTTAACGGCTTTCTCGAAAGATTTCGTTGCCCTGTGTTTTGTCGTGCGTCTCTCGGCTGGATATGCATCCCAAAGTTTCTGGAATAATTCTTCATCCTTTAAAACTTTTTTATTTATTTTTTTATTATTATCACTAGTAATATGTCTAGTATTATCGGGTATAATTTTTAGACCCCCCCCGTCTAAATTTTGTACCCCCCTGGTATAATTTTTAGACCCCCCATCTAAATTTTTATCATCAGTGTTTTTTTCAGAATTAATGGCTGCATTGGCAATTGAGTAATGATTAAATGTAAGATTATTTATGATCTGCACACGCTTATTGATTAAACCCTTTTCAAGCAAACTTTTTAAAGCATTAACAGCTGTCATACGCGTACAATTCAAAGCATCTTGTATATATTTTAGTGATCCAGAAAACTCGCTTGAACCATCTTGAGAAAATCCGTATATAACCGCAAATAGCATTAGATCATTGCTCTTTAAATTGAGTTTGTTAATCATCCAGCCCTGAATAGTAATGTAATTATTATCTTTCACAGCATATCTCCAACTCTTTTAATCCAGCTGCTTTGCAAGCCTTGAGCTAAATAGTCTTTGAATAAGCTTACGTCTAATTGATCCTTTTCGTGTATGATTTTTATCTTCACACACGCACAAAAATATGCTGTAAGCGTTGCTAAATTTGAATAATTTTTAAACAACTCATGTTTGCACAAAATTTCACGCATTTTAATAACGCCATCTTTGCCAACAATATTTTTTAATTTCTTGTAAAAATCTGGCTCATCTGCTTGCAAAATTGACAATTTGCTTAGAAAGCTTGCAAGAGCTTGACCTTTTAGCAGCTGTTTATCTTTAGCATACAGTGCGTCTGCTATATCAATAAAGCATGTATAATGCTTCAAGTAATTGATTACTAATTCTTGAGATTGTAAGTTGTTTAGTGTATTATTATCGCAGTTTTTCATAAATATTTTGTGGTTAAAATTGAGTGGAAAATATTCCTTACAATGCACTTACCTCCGTTTGTGCTGTTGTTGACAAAGGCGTGGAGGGAGTTGTTGCCCGCTGAAACGCTCGGATAGCTTGATTATAAAATGTTTGCACGTACAGTCTGTCAACTCTGCTGCATAGATTTTTCAAGTGAGAACCCTGCATGCTATAAGCGTGTGGGGTTTTTTTATGCGCACAAAAAAACTCCGAACTCAAAAGATCAGAAATAAATTTATTAAAAGTAAGATATTTTTTAATCTGCGTATGTAAATTCCACAGACAAAGAAATGGTAGCGGGGATTGGATTCGAACCAATGACCTTCGGGTTATGAGTTTGCGTGTTTTATGCATTTAAACTAGATTAATATTATCTATAATGTTATAAATTAGCTATATGTTCAATAATATAGTTAATTATGCTTATCTCAACTCTTTAATTATATTTTATTTTTTCGCAAAATGTAAATCTTTTTTAATGTTAATTAATAATTTATTTCATTTGTTTGTCGCATCACACAAAAATTCTTTAGCGTTCAGCACTTTACAGACGTATGCGTCATGTTATCGCAAGCTAAATGTCATTGGCAATATGCATGTTAATGAGATTAATACAATGCAATTGCAAACAATTCTAAACGAACAAAAAAATCTATCTACAAAAACAATTAATAATTTAATTAGTTTTACGCAAAGTTTGTTTAAATTTGCTGTGAATATGCAGTTAATTAAAGAATCACCAGCTGCTGGACTTGTACGCTGCAAACCCAACAAAAAACAGATTGAATGTTTAACTGCTGAAAATTCAATCAAGCTTATTAATTATTTAATTAAACAAGAAAAATTAATTGGGTATTTTTATGCTATAGCATTCAACACAGGTTTAAGAACAAGTGAATTATATGCTCTGCGTTGGCAAGATATAAACGTAGCACAAAAAAAAATAACTATAGAAGCTGCAATTGTGCGTGGTATGCGTAAATGCACAAAAACTAATCACATTAGATATATAGATGTAAATGACGCTTGCATTAAATATTTATTAAGCTTATATGCAATATCAAGCAAACATACATACATCTTTAGCAACGATAATTATTCGTTCAATTGCAATAATGCTAAACGAAGGAATGCGATGTGGTACAAAGCACTGAAAATATTAAACATACCTAAAATTAAACCATCAGCTACACGGCACACGTACGCATCTATAGCTTTATCGGAAGGTGCAAGGCCAGCTTGGGTAGCACAACAACTAGGACATGCCTCTATTAACACAACTTACAAATTTTATGCAAAGTGGATAAACTGTTCAGAAAACAGTAAATTTGCTAACTTAATTAATTTATAAATATTTATTTAATGGTGATAAAAGTACGGACATAAAAAAAGGTTATAACTTTTTTAAAATTATAACCCTAAAGAATCAAAGACTTGATTCAAGCTTTATCCAAAGCCTCTTAACTTTATAAGAAGTTACAGCTTTTGTCAAATATTCTTCACAAAAAGATCTACAATTTTTTTACCTGCATTTACACCATCGGACACTGTAAATAACAGTTTATAGTTACCTTTCAAATTTTGTGTAGAAGTTGTAGGGATTTTTAAAAAAAAGCCATCATCAACATTATAATCAGCTACAGTGTATGGCATATCAATATTTACACTATTTTTATACAGTTCAACGCTAGCTTGCAAATTTTCATTTACTATTTTAGCAGCAGTTTTTGCATCATAAAAATTCAAACGTGCTTCAATTGATTCGCCAGAAATTATGCTAGTCATCTGATGTATTTATTTGTATGTCTAAATAGTTTGTTGGTACATCAACTGCTAAAAAATTATTAGTTACTTGAGTATCTAGCGTGATTGTCACAGAAGTTAAACTATTAAATTTTTCGTTTAACTGTAAATCTCTATGATCAACATAGTTTTTGATCGCATCAAGTATATCTTGATCCATTTTTATTCCACAGAAAAGGTGTGTGGGCTAGAAGCCCACACGAGGGAAATTATTATACTAAAGCAAAAGTTGCTACAGCTTTATCTTTAAAGCCGTCCATTTCTGCAACTACAGCATCAATCATGCCTTTCAGCAATAAATCTTGCTGAAAACATTCAGCTTTAGCGTTATTTACAAGAACTACTGAGTCATTACGTGCAGCGTTAACAGCATATTGTCTGTCTGCAATTTCTTGAGTAATTGCAGCTGCATTTGCTTGTTCAGCAGCAGTAGCTCTTGTTTCTTCAGATGCTAGGCTAGCTTCTATTTCTGTTTTATTAGAAGCAACTGTGCTAGTTAAGCTTGCAACAGAGCTTTCAATTTCTGTTTTGTTACTTGCAACTGTGCTAGTTAACGCAGTAACAGCAGATTGTCTGTCAGCTATTTCTTGTGCTAAAGCAGCATTATTGCTTAAAACGTAAGCAGCAAAAGCATTGTCATTTTCTGTATCAATAGAATTTATCAGACTAACAATCTCGGCAAAACTATCTTTGTCAGCAGCAGAAGCACTTAAAATTGCATCTACACGTGCCTTTTCAGCATTTACAGCAATCGTTAATGCTGATTCTGAATTTGATAATTCACTTCTGATTGTGGCAGCAAAGCTAGGGTCATTGTCAATTGCAGCTGCAATGTCAGACATTGAGCTAAAACCAGCGGGCAAGTTTAATGTTATGCCATTTAATCCAGTTGTGATTGCGTTATTAAGTGTGCTGACTTCACTGTTTATACGTGTATGTAAGCTAGATGCAGTCTCTTGATCTTTACCGTCAATATAAACTTTCTGTGCATCGTAAATAGTTTGTTGATTAGTGCTTAAATTAGCTAATAAAACAGCCAAAGCGTCTAAATCTGCTTGTGTAATCTGGGACATATTAATCTCCTAAATGTTAAAAAATTTAGGAATATTATGCTCTTGTTTAACTGCTAGTTAAACCCTTTTATTTAAAGGGTTTATGCAAATATATAATAGTTATTTGTTGTCTTGCATTTAATGTAATTATTACACTTTTACAGATATTATTTACTTGAAAATTTCTTCAACTTTCTCTTGAAACAATGTTTTAGTTATAGCTTTCTTTTTAGCAGTTGCTAATCCCAAACACAATAGATCCATCACAATTGGCTTTTGCTTTAGCCAGTTGCGCAGCGTTTGCTCATTAACTTGATTACCAAGTTCTAGCACAAATTGTTTGATTAATATACCTTGCTGCCCATATATTTCTTGCAAATATACGTTGCTCTTTAAAAATTGGCTAAGAGTTTTCTCATTCATTTTTGTTGTTGTTGTGTCTGTCAAATTTACTTATATATTACTATAAATACAGCTTTAAACAAATATTTAGCATTTATTTAAATTCATTTAAAAATATATATTTACAATCTAAATTTATTTGCTATAGTAGACGGCATAGAGGTAAAAGACCTTTTATAAATTAAACTAGGGAATAGATTATGAAATTATACAGAATTGATAACGAGTTATACTTTGCTAAAAACAAAAAACATTTAGAGAATTGGGTATCCAAAGTTGGCGGTCATAAAATTGTTATGAATTGCACAACAACAGAGGTTTTAAAAATGATTCAAGCAGGTGATTCTGAGGATTACCAGTTAGTTGTTGAGGGTCATTTTTCAAATGCTGGTGTAAATGACAAGATACTAGATTTATTCGAACCAGATAAGGATAATATTAACGAAGTAGAGGCTATTAATTATATTTGTCCCATTGAACATCAATATATATAACAGCATAGAGAGGTAAACGACCTTTTGTAAATTAACAGAGGAAATAGATGAGTAATATAAGAAACGAAATAAACGCTAAAATTGAGAGAATAGTTGAGGATTTAATGGACAATCATCAATTAGCACACCTGCACAGTCTTTACGAAAAAGAAGATATAATTAAATTTTGTCGTAATTATAACAGATATGAAAATCATGATTCTTTTATTGAGGGCATAATGCGGAAATGTAAGTCTAAAGTCCGTGCAGGTTTTGAGGAATTTACCGATGGCAAATTTGTTACTGTTCAATATGATTGGCATGAAGAAGATTATGAATGGCTGCTCAGAGAGCTAGAGGGGCTAGCGGGCTTTATTGCAAATTGAAAATTAAAAGGAGGATATACAACCTGCAACTTTGCGTAAGTTATTAGATTTGTTGTTAGGTGATAAAGCAGGGGAGATATGGCATCAATTTTTAGAGCAAATGCAAGAAGATTGTGCAGTGGAAGATTTCGAGGCAAAGCATAAAAAAAGATTAAGAATATTATACACAATTTTTATAGCTTCAGTTGCATTAACAATCGTTAATACTGTAGTATTTTTTACATAGAAAATTTAAAAGGTAACAAGCATGAAAAAAATAATAATAGCAATATCATTAGTAGCATTAGTAGGCTGTAAAAGTGGCGGTAGTGGCAATAATAACGCTAAATATCTATCAGCAAATACTATCAATGCTGAAAAATTAGCTCTTACAACATCTACTAGCTTTAAATCATTATCTACAGGGTCTAGCAATGAAACTAACGATAGGCTGGTAAAAATAGACGCACAAGGCATAGCTTCAGCGGTATTTAATCAAGAGGTATCTGTTAATGCTGTAGATGCAGGTAAACAAGTAGATGATTTTATCATCATTGCTGGTGATTTTAAAAACAAGTTGCAACCAGCACAAGAAACCACAGTAAGATTACGCACATTTAGCACATCATCTGGCGTAAGCAATAATGCTAATATAGATGTTAACGAGTGTACCGCTATTGCTGTGCCTAAAAATTCTGATACTAATAATCCTGTATGTTTAGCTAACGGTGCAGCGGTAACTGCTCTAGCTACTTATGAAAATGCTGGTTTAACTTATTATGCATTTTTTGAAATGGATAATAACGGCATAAGTAATTTAAAAGTTTGGGATGGTGCAGATGAGATTGTGAATGTTTATACCATACAAAAAATTTATAATGGCAATACACCAATCATGGATTTTACACAATTAACAGTAGCAAGTAATAATATTGCTTTACAATTTACAGAGGGCTGTTGTGATAAAAAAGTTGTTGTTGGCAATAAGAATGACGGTTTTAATGTTCTAGATGCTACCCGTGGTGCGTTGTTTAGTGGCACTCAAGCTATAATATTTAATAGTAGCGATGATTATAAGCTATATAATGTAGCAACTAATGCTTTATCTAGCATTACAGTAGATGTTAGCTGTAATAGTTTTGACACTTTCTATCAAAGAAATTTTTATTTGTCAGATATAGCAGTAAGTACATATGGTGCAATCTATTATTTAGCATCTCAATCTAACAATGATGCACTGTGCAAATTTACTAATAATGCGATTACTAAAGTTACAGAGTATACATACAATAAGTTATTAGCAGTTGGCGATATTGCATATGTCTTAGGCAAAGATACAGAAAATAACAATTTTTTGCATAAAATAAATTTAATCGCTGATGAGTATATAGACAACAATGTACTAGAGGATTTAGCTTTTGCGAGCATTAGCAACATGGCATTAACAAGCGACAATTTAATAAATATTTCTGGCACAAACTCTAGCGGACAGTTGCAGACTAGTACATTTAACGCTGAAACTTTGCAAATAACTAGCTCGGTTACAGATACAAAAATTATTTCACCTGTGGCAATTAACTAAGCTATCCTCGTAATTAATGCATGTACATAATATGGTGGACGGTTTTCATGCGATTGTCCGCTTCCTGTGTTCTGAATTGAACCATTAATGTTATGTGAGTGAGCATTCACCGAGCTTGTAGTCATTGACGCAGTTGCATTTCCTCCACTATCTGCAACTTTGTTATTTTGTCCATTGCCAGTTCTTCCATACGTAGTAAAAGTGTGATTATGTGCTCCTGCACTTTGAATGCTAAAAGTGTCACTATGATTATGACTAGGCATTTGTGCAGTACTTAAAGCCACGCTATCAGCACCACCTGTAGCCCCTATGCCATCACCATATAAGCCACCACTAGTATAGTTGCTGCCTTGTCCTACAATAAATTTATTACGTAAATCTTGGGTGTAATTACTACCATCTAAAATTGCATAATTAGGGTATACACTAGATATAAACTCACTTGAACCATAAAAAGCCTCACTTGATAAAAATTTACCATTTTGTCGCTCTTGATAAGTCATGTGCTTAACCGCTTCTAATTGTGCATCGCTAATTAATAAATGACGTGTAGCGTTGTGTATAGTATATGTAGTTACATCATCTACAGTTGTAGCATTAAGTAATAACTCCCCTATTTTTCTATACCTCACAAATTTAGAGGGTAAGTTATAGCTTGATTGTCTTATAGCTAAATACTGGCTGTTAGAAACAAGGATAATATCTGCATAATTATCTTGTTTAGCACAAATTAAGACGTGAGCAGTTTGTACACCTGTAGTATTAAATGTGCCATGTAAACAACCGTTATTTTGCCCTATACCACCGCTGGTGAGGTTCTTATGCATAGTGGTAGGTAACTTAATATCATTGCCTCCTCTATCTGCCATACAACGTCCTGCACGTACAAATAAACTAGTTGCATCAGTGGTATCATTTGTGCCAAAGAATAATCCTATTTGGTCATTCCTTATGCTTAAATCATCAATGCTAAATAATATCTCATCTAAGTTAGTTACTATTGCTGGCTTATCTACCTTGCCTACCTCTTGCCAATTACTGCTAGCATCAGTGGCGTATGTAGCTATATAACGCCATGCTTCATAAGGGTGATAATCTCCCTTTAAATCCTTGCGTTGTCTAGGTGCTTCATCACTAATGATGGGCGTTAAGTCATGCTTTAAATATAAGTAGTATTGGGTGTTAGCTGTTAGCGTTAATCCTGCCTCTAAATCTGCACTAATAGCATTTTCTGCATCTTCTAAAATTGACCACGTAAAACATGCTTGATAATTAAGTTGTACACTTGAACCGTAAATGCTTAATTTGGCATCTTGAGCTTTAAAAGTTTTAATAGTCTTATCATCAGCAATATAAGTAACCAAGCTATTATCTGCACTGTAAATATTGCCTAAGTCAAAGCTGTGGGTAGCTATACAGCCTGTTTCATCACAGACTATTAAGCCTATGGGTAATCTATTTAGTGTAGTTTGCCATTCTACCCCATCCCAACGATTCCACTTGTTAGTTGTTAGACTATACCAATAATCACCAGCTTGTGGGCTTGTAGGCTGGTCTTTGCTGGTTGTAGGCTCGCTGTATGTGACATCTATTTGTTTAGTATCTGCATCTATAAATACTACACCTAGTGAGAGTAGCTCCAAACTGTCACCATTTGTGATAGGTTGGCGTTTAATAGGATTGCCGCTTTCATCTATAAACGCTCCACGCATACCAGCACCAATGGTCTCTTGAGTGTCTGACTCGTAAGAGTGATACCCATAGATTATCTCCCCTGTTGTAGCATGTTTAAAAGCTACATATTGATTGCGTACACCATCAACCTTGCCGCCTGTATTGTTAATTTTAAAGCCGTCAAGCTCGCCTACTAGTTTACTCCTTACATCGCCTGTTAACTGGTCATTATCTACCTGTGCCGTTCTTTCACCAGCACCTATAGTCGTTATATTAGCAACGTCAATATCTGCGGTTATATCTGCGCCTACTCCATTTGCTCTAAAGCTAAAGTTTTTAGCTGTAGCTAACAACGTAAAGCCGTCTGTTCCTGCTGCTCTTAAAAAATCTGGTTTATTTGAATTGCCTGTAGTTCTGGCAGAAGTAATTGCAGTGGCAGATGAGCCAAAGGCTGTACTATCAAGAGTTGCACCACCTACGTTAATCGTCTTTACATGTAGTTGGTTGAATGGGTAATTATTTGTACCTAGATTACCTGCATTTGATTCTGGCTGTCCGCTGTTGTTGCGTGGGACAATATCGCCTACTAATGCTGTTTTATATTGATTTACATGCTCAGAAGAAGCTCGTGCGTGTCCATTGCTTTGTCCAACGTCAATTAATGTGTTGCTCGTCATTTTACGCTGCCCTCAGTGTTATTGTTGTTGTACCTGTTTTGCATTGCTCTTGAATTTTTATTACTTTGTATGTAGTGCTTGCATTGCTAGTAAAAATGCCTGTCAAATGTGGGTAATAAGCATTGTTATCCCATTCTTTGCCATCATCCCATAGCCAGACTGTGGCATCTCTCGGATATTGTGCTTGCTCCCATAGTTCCAATGTACATTCTTGCAATTCAGTTAAGCGTGGTATCAATTTGCTACTGTCCAAGACTAGGTCTACCTCATGCTTGGGCTGTGCAAAGTTAGCTAATAAATTTTGTGCAACTGCTTCTAGAACGTAGGTATCGGTAATGCTTTTAATTTCAATATCTAATTTTTGTAAATCGTAATCTGTAATGCTGTCAGCATCATTAATAAACATTTCTTGATTGTCGCCATGCTTAATAGCTATCTGGTTGAAAGTACGTTGCAAGCCGTCTTTATACTGCTTCATCTGTAAGATGTTATCTCTATCAGGAGTATTGCCATAAAAGGCTTTAGTTGTGCCTCTCGGCTCTCTAGTGCTAACCATTACATTGTTGTCATTGTCTACGCTCAACACGCTGTTGCTAACTAACAATAATTCACGCATTGCTACGGTAAAACTTAAATTGTCAAAAGCTGCACCATTGTCTATATATGGATTATAGCCAAGGGTTACATTATCAGCGGTGTAGTTAAAGTAGTTTACTAATGCTGGACTAGATAAAAGTTTTTTAATTGCTTGCTCGCAAGTTTGCCCTGCAAGATAGCCAACTGGCACGGTTTGAAAGCCGAGGGCAGATTCATTACCTCTAACTTTAAATTGAATGCTAGTTGCAGTTTCTTTAGTATCTGAACTGTTGGTTTTAATATAGCCTGTGAATGCTGTAACTGTTTGATTATCAGCTCTATAATCTATGCGTACCTTGCACCGATTGTAGCCTCTGGGAAAGATTGTACCAATGTAAGTAACATTCCTTAGCTTGACGACAGTTTTTTTAGATTTAAATAAGCCGACATGAAAGTCGTCACCCTCCAAATCTACTTCAATATTTGATAGGTCTTTCTCTTGAATATATTGAGATACATTCACCCACTCATCTAGCCACACGCCAGCTGCTACCAAAGGTTTAAAATACACGCTATATTCTGTCTGCATTAGTTATCCTCTGTTGTTTCAAGTAGAGAAAAACTAACGCTGCTAGATAAGCCTAAACAATCGCTAACGCTTTTAATCTTGGGGTATTTGGGGCATTGCATTAGATAAAAATCGCTTAATCTGCGAGGTGCATTGTTATGCCTTACAAAATGATTAGCTGCCCCTTGTCCACCACTAAACCACCACAAATATTTATCTCCTGCACCTATTTCTAACACAGTATCCATATTGCGTTGTTCAACGTCAGCATCGGTGTCTAATGCACCTAAAAACTTCCACGATAATTTCATTTCTAAGCTAAGTTCTTTAGTTGTGAGATGATTTTTACCACTTAAATCTTCATGGTTTTTGCCGTGGTTTTTAAATTTAGGTGGGCTTTTAGTAGGGTATACATCAAAGCTATCAAGCTGTGTCGTAGCATTTATATAGTTAATGTTGGCGTTGCTGGCTAAATCTGTGTAGGTAATAATCACATCTGACACATAGACATCGTCAAACTCATAATAACTTGTTAAGTCTGTGGCTGTTGCTCCTAAGTTTTGTGCTATTAGTGCTGTAACATAATCAGTTTCAGCAATAGCATTAGTAGCGGTGTTGCTATGAGTTAAGCTGTATACATTGCTAAAATCTTGAGTATTGCCCTCTGCATCGGTGTACTGGATGGTATAACCAGTGAGGTTATGTTTTGCAATGATTAAACGGTTAATAGTGCTGTTTATTGATAAAGTGATGGTATCTGTAGTGCTACCATTCCAATCTACATTCTGCACGGCTTTTAGCATATGGTTAGCAGTGTCATTATTGGTAGTGGTGGTTATGCTAGCAATCTTGCTTAGATTAAAGACTTTTAGTTGTTTATTAATCATTTTCTCTTAGCTCCGATTGCATCTGTTCTTGCAATAATCTGCTTGCATCGTCTGCTAGCTCTAAAGTGACGTTTACCTCTTGTGGTTCTAGCTCGTCATCAGGTTCAGGCAGTGCTAAGTTGTTGTTATTGCCTTGCATACTGCGTAACGTATCAAACATTGCTAATAATGTAGGTGTAACATCGGCTGGTACTACCATCTCATTTTTTGACAACAAGAAAGGTTCGGTGTCTTGTCCGACTATACCGCTAGTTACTATACCGCCCTCATTAGCCCCCCTGATTTGTGGCTGGGGAATTGATTTATTTGCACTTGAGTACATATTTTGTAATTGCTGCCCTCCATAGGCTATCGCTGCTGCTGCTGCGGTTGCTCCAAGTGCTGGACCCACTATAGGAATAGGTGCTAGTGCTGCGTAAGCATCCATTGCAGCTTTATAAGTAGACATCCCTATTTGAATTGCATTTGCTGCTTTGGCTATTTCACCAAATGCACTATTTTCACTGTGTGAAATTGCTGCTAGTTTTTGTGCAGTTTGCAAGCCAACATTAACCCTATCATCTTGAAAAAACTTGTTCATCTTGGCATATGTAGTGCCATATTCATGTTCAAGTTTTAAAAATTGAGTGCGTTGTGCAATCTCTCTTTGCTCTTTAGCTTTAGCATCTGCTATATCTATTTGCTCGTTTATTTTTAAGTCTAGCTGCTTCTGCTTAGTCATTTCTGTATAATGTACAGCCGTCATCTTTTGACGTTGTATAAGCTCTTTTTGCTCTTTGCTAAGTGTTGCTAGTGCTTCTTTTTCTCTATCTGCTGCTATTTGCTCTAAAGTACGTTTATTTTCAGCCTCTTTTGTAGCATTATTTTCTGCTATGCGTTCATTATCTAACTCATCATTCTCAGCTTTTAACTCCTGCTCACGAATCATCTGCTCTTCTAGCGTATTAGCTTTAGCTATTAGAGCTTCCTCTTCTGTTTGTAAGCGTGATAATTTGAAATTTAGCCAGCCCTCCTCTAAAAAATTAGCTTCTTCTTTTTTTGCAATTAATTCTTCTTGTGCTGCTTTATTCTCTAGCAGTGCTAGTCTAGTTTGAGCGTATGCTGTTAATTGTGCCGAGGTGTCCTCTTGAAACGCCATGTTAAAGCGTTCCATCATATCGTTAAGGTTTTGTATGATGTTGAGCTTTAAGCCAAAGGGTGCAAAGTCGGTATTTAAAAATTTACCAAGATTAACCAATGCTGCATCTGCGTTAGATGCCACTCTATCAAGGCGTTTACTTAGTGTGCCATTAGCTTTAGCCACTGCATCGGCATAACCAACAGAGACTTTCTGGGTGTCTTTTAAATCACCCATTATCTGATTAAATTTAGCACCCTCGTTTTTGGCAAGGGAAAATACTGCATTGACTGCTTCTACACTACCAAACAATCTAACTAAGCTCTCTTTGTTGCCATCTGCTGCACCAATTATTTTATTTAAAAAGCCTTGAAATCCATCTGCTTCTAGTCCTGCTTGGCTAAAGTCTATACCTAGTGCTGCTGCTTCTGCTGCTGCTTCTTGTGTTGGTTTAACTATGTTGCTTAATGTAGCTTTTAAGCCTGTAATAGCTTCACTAGTGCTTATCCCACCTACAGTCAATGTGCTGGTTGAGGCTAACAGCTCTTGAAAACTTATGCCTAAACCTGCTGCTAAAGGTGCAGCTTTACCAATGCTGGAGGCTAGTGCCTCTACACTAGTTTTACCTGCCACTTGTGCTGCAAAGAATAAGGATGATACTTCTTTTGCATTACCTGCTTCTGCACCAAAGGCGTTCATTGCATTAGTTATACCATCTACAGCTATACTAGCATCTGTTACCCCTGCTGCTGCTAAATCTGTGGCTGCTGCTACTGCTTGGGTTGCTCCTACCGCATCACCTGTAGCACTTATATAGTCAAAGAATGATTTGTTTAAAACATCTAAACTTTCACCAGATTTAATTGATAAATCTATTATATCTTTGCGTAACTGCTCTATGCCTTGTTCAAGCGGTAAATTACCAAAGCTCTTATCGTTAAGGAGATTAACAACGCTAGTGAAATTCTTATCAAATTCTGCAAACTTTTTAGTCGCTACAACGGCCGCACTGCCAATACCAGCAAACGCAACTGTGGCACTTTTAGCAGCGGTTTTGAATGTACCCCATATCTGGGCTGTACGGCTTGCCTTTTTGTTATATGTATCTGTGGCATCACCTAGATTGTGGGTTTCTTTTTTGACTTTCTTTAAATCTTTAACGCTGGTATTAGTGCCGTGAATACCAACCTTAATTTTTACGTCATCTGTCATCTTGCCTCCGTTTGCGATTCAGAGGCGTATTCACGCTTAAAGATTGCTTTATATAGTTTGAAAAAACAGTAGATTAGTTCAAGAATATTTAAAGGAAGATACAACAAGTATTTAGCTAATTTCAAAGCTATAGCAAGCACATATACAGGTATTTGTATAATAAATAGTAGTATATTTACTAGTTGCATATTACCTCCTGTTGGCTTTGGCTTGTGCTTTAGCTTCGGCATCTAACCGCTGTTGCAATCCATGCATTAACAGTGCTATTTCAAAGTCTGTTAGCTCTAAAAAATCGTCTTTATAGCTGCTTACCAAGCTGTACTTAGCCAGTACAGTGAACAACTCCAGATAGTTAGCCCCAGAGTTGTCCTGATTGCCTCTCGGTACTTTTTTTTTACCTTAACAAGACGTTCTATTTTCTTTGCATCTGCTTCTAACCATGTAGCCACAGCTTGCATGATTTGGTCTAAAATGGTTGGCTTTGCATACATTTCTTGCAGAGATAATGAGTTGCTTTTTGCTTGTTGATTCTTTAGCTTTAACGCTGCCTTTGCTTCTTTCTCAGCTAAATCCCACACTTGCTTATTAAATTGTTCATAACTTAATCCAGTTGGGTCAGCTATAGCAAAGAAAGCCACTTTGATATAAGCCTGAAAGTTTAACTTATTATCCTCACGTTTAAGCTCTTCCAATACATCGCCAAGAACCTGCCCCATATGCATTTTTACACGCACTGAGAAAGGCATAAACTTATACTCCTTTTTACCTAGCGTGATGCTAGGTAAAGGGCTTGGTGTGATATCAGCTAAAGATGCCATTTAAGCTATTAAGAATTGCTAGAGTGCAAATTCCATAGCACAGTTTGTCCGCTGGAATTAGGTGATAAAGAAATAGATAACTCAGTCGGTGTAAATTCACCAGTTTTTACCATATTTACCGAATCAGCTGATAATTTGCAGTTCAAAAAGTCAAATTCACCAGTTACAACTTCATTGACTGTAGTTACATAATCACAAATTGCTTTAAATCTAAAACTCTTTATCTTTTCACCTGTGTTGCCATAAACTGAACTATTTACAACCGAGCCAGATTTGGCAACTCTAAATGTTGCTACATCTCCTGCTACCAATGTTACCGTGCCTGTGCCTTTGCTAATTTCTAAGCCTAATTCTGCAATTGTTTGTGTGTCATCACTACTTAAATCTATATCTGCTACTTTGTAGCTAGCTGTATCTGTATATGTTGCAGTTGTAGAGTTTAGATTGTAACAGTGCAGCGTTAAAGTGTTTGTGCCTGTGGCAATCGCATAGTAAGAACCGTCTGCTAAATTATCTTTATTAGCACTGCTTACGCTAATCGTAACACCTGTGTCATCTTTAGTAATGCTTTCACCCTTTGTGCTTACAAAATCATATACACCACCATTAGTGTGTGCTGTTTGTGTGCTTTGAATGCCCATGTAGGGTAATAAATCTAGTATCTTGTCATTTACAGATACGCTTAACTCATAAGTTTTTTTTTGCTCGCCATGAAAAATATCTTCCGCACCTAATCCACCACCGCAACCAGCTAATGGCTGTGTGTAGCTAAATGTTAATGATGGCCATGATTGAGGTTTAGATATTGGCACACCTGTTTCATCTAAAAAAATTATAGAAACGCCGTTGCCTTGTGCGAAAGATGGTATAGCATTACTCATATTATTTCTCCTTTATTTGTTAGTTAAACCGTTATTGTTAATAATTATACCTGCCTTTTTTTCTGCAAAATTAAACAAGTAATTGTATGTGTGTGTGCTTTCACACTCATAAATATTGTTGAAGCATTTAGTTAATGCTTTCTGATATCTTAATAACTGCTTGCGTAAAGTTGGATTGCTGCTGTTAGTTGCTGCAATCGGTTTGTAAACAATTGCCAGTTCAATATTAGCTTGGAGCACTGGGAATGTTTCTAGCTCTGCATCTTCGACATTTACACTATACTCAAGTACAAAATTAGCTTGCGGTGCTTGGTCAGTTGCTATATCACTATTATAATGTGCTATACTATCTAGCGTTATACCATCATCTTTAGCAGAGGTAATCTCGGCAATGTGTGTGTTTAAATTTGCTTTTACTTGCGAAATTATCCACTCTTCCCACGTCTCTATATCTGAATATCTTTTACTCATTGCGCACCCTCCAATATATGGGCTTTTAGCGTGTCATGGTTGCGCTTTTTGTCGCTTTCACGGTAAAAAATAACTGGACGTTTAGGCATTTTATCAGTGCCATAGTGTAGATATTGAGCATAAGGTACGCTTGTGCCTATCTCATATCCTTTGTGGTCATGGTAGCGAATAGACTCAGCTTGCTTCTGCTTGTCTGATACAGATTTTTTCAATCTACCACTTGCGACTAGTATTGGCTTTTTGCCGTACTTTTTAAATTTTTGCTCTTTGTATGGAGGCGACAAAGGGGCATATTGTCCGATGCCTTTGAGGTTAAATTGCTCTTTATTGCTTTTAACATGCCTATTCATCATCACACCTGTGCATTGACGCATCCTGTTAGGGCTTAGATTCCTGATTAAGGCGTTTAATTTTCTTTCTGCGCCAATAATACTCATAACATCCTTTTGGCTGCTAATTGTTCATCTGTAAGCACAGGAAAGCCACTATTTAATCTAACAGTAGATGTCTTAGATGTAGTTGGCAATGTTAAACTGCCATCAATTAAAGCTTGCAAGTCTTTTTTAGCATCTTGAATAATACTTACTATGTTAGATTGCTTTAAGCCGTCTAGTTGTTCACTGTTTAAAAATTGTATAACTTTTTGAAACACTAAACCTATGCAAATTTGCTTTAGTACACCATCGCCTTCTACTAATTCAGCATATCTCGAATAGAGTTTGCTAGTAATGTAATTACTAGTATCACTAATCAAATCTTTTAGATTTAATGCACCTAAACTCGAATCTATATCTTGCTGTCCAAGTGGTAAAGCATTTGTGATGTCTTCTGCGCTGCAAAACTCCATAACATGCTACTTTTTTAATTTAGTAAAATAAGATGGATTTTCTTCATAGACTTTTAAAATTTCACCTTCCAATTGATAATCCTGATCGGGATAAAATATCTCTTCAGCTTTATTACCATTTTTGTCCGTGTAGCCGTGCGAAATTCTCCATTTAGGGCTAATAAATTTAATTCCTTCTACTTCTACTTCTGTAGGCTCTAAAGAAATTTCATCATTTAGAGCCTCAGATTCATCAGCTATCTTTACATGATCTACATTAACATGTGTCTTCTTTTTTTTCCCCATACTTAAAAGCTTGAACACTTTAAATTATTTATAAAAGTTGCTTATATGCTTATATGCAATCTTTGATTAAATAACCCGCTTTCATGTTCGGGAAGCTATAGCCATAAAAAGATTTAAATACAGCTAAACCTGCTTTAGGGTCTACTGGATCAGTTGCATACCAAACCATTTTTGGCTGTCCTTTTAATTCTAATGAGTATCCCATACTTAAAGAACTAGTGTCTTGTCGATAATCTGATATGTATATAATAATATCATTGCCGTACAAATTACGAGGAGTTGCACCCGTGCTTTCACGCACAGTGCGTTCAGTTATAAAGACATTTTTAAAACCAAAATTAGCAGCAAACACTTCTTTAGTTACATCACTGCCGAATGTCACAACAGGTTGATTATTCCCAAGGCCTAGTCCATAACAATGTCTTTTTAATTTGTCGCTGCTTTGCATTGCTTGCCAAACATCGTCATGCATTACAATGTTTAAGTTTTCAGTTGTACCAACAAGTTGTTTAATTTTGTTTTTAGCTAATTTAATTTCTTTTACAGGGTCGCAATCAGCACTTTCAGTAAATTGGTCATTGCCAGTTAAAGAATGCATATTGCCCTCTGAATATACATCTGTTGGAGTATTAGATGTAGATACACCTTTTTCTGTAACAAGCCCTCTAAGATGTTGCTCTACTTTTAAATCCATAGCTTTGTCATATTCACGGTTCATCACTGAGTATGAACGCAAAATATTTTCTAATTTACCATTGCTAGCCTTCCATTGCTCGTAAGCTTCTTCATGTGAAATTTCAGCACTATGTTTGCTTAACACATAACTAACTTCTTCATCTTGCTCGTGGGAGAGTCTAATGCGTGCAGAATCTTGCGACATGCTCAAATCTCTTACTACATTATCTCCAGCTGCTTGTATTTCAAAAGTACCTTTTATCTGAGGAACAATAATATTTGTAAACAATTTATCGTATAAAAAGCCTTCTTGCTTGCTTTGCAAGTGTATACGTGCAGTTTGTTCCTTCTCTTTTATGTTAATGTTGGTTTTAAAGTCGTCTTGGTAAAGTGCCATGATTATTTTCCGTTAAAATTATAAACAATTGAGCAGTACAGCTATTCTTTCTTGCCCTTGGGTGTGCGTTGCATAGCAAGTACCAAAAACTTTGTCATTATCGCCAGCTGCTACTAAGCCATTTGCACCAGCTGTTAATTTAGTTCCAGCACTTATACTTGCTGTGGCTGCATCAACAACGCAACTAACAACTGCTGTAGTGCGGTATACAGATAAATCAGTTCCTTGTTCAAAATTCAAGGGTGTAAATTCAGCAATTCCTAAAATATTATCTGAACCTGCTGTTGCTAGCCCTACAATTACTTTGCCTGAGTCATCGCTACTAATAAATTTGACAGGTCTACGGCCTATAACAGTTCCATCGCTAACGCAAGTGTCGGCAAAAACTTTACTTAAGATATCTTTCATAGTTATTCCTATTTGTTAGTTAATTGTTTTATTTGTTCTAAGTGCTGATTAAGAGCTTCTGAAGGCTCTATTTCATCCTTAGGTAAATTTTTAGCGTCAACTGCATCACCAATGACACTTTTACTCGCAAACGCTACAACTTGTTTTTTGCAAAGAGTAATACAATTATTAAATGCCTCTTCTGTTGGAGCAGACAAACAAATATTTACGGCTTGTTCGTCAACAATTTGTTCTTTGTGTAAAATTTCTTTGCGTTGTGCAATTACCTTTTCTTGAGATAATTCTGCAACTTGCTTTTCTGCTGCTTCTAATTTATTAGACAACTCTACTTTGATAGCTTCTAGCTTTTCATTTTTAGCAGATAATGCTACTACTTGTTTATCTGCTTTTTCTAATTTAGCAGATAGTTTTACTTGTTCTGCTTCTACTGTTTCTAACTTAGCAGATAGTTTTACTATTTCTGATTTTTCTTCAGGCATACGTTGCTCCGTTTGTTGTGAAAAAATAACTCTTTTAGCGTCTTGCAGCCCTTGGTCGCTGCTGGCCACTGCTGATAGTTGGAATTGGCTCATTACTTTATCTTTAGCTGCTGGAAAGTTAGTTAAACTGATTGCTGATAAATCTAGTTGATTACTAGTACAAGAGCCATCAATGCTAAAGTGTGTATATGTACCGTCTTGTGCAGTCTTTTTGCCAAGCTCGTTTAATTGCATATTGGCAATCAAGGCTTTAGATGTAGCACCGTCAATTTCTATTTCTTTACATTCTAAGCTAACACAATCGCCAAGTCGTGGTGTGTCGTCACGCTTAGAATGGCCTATGATTAAAGGGATAAAAGAGTTGTTTTTTTCAGGGTCATAATTAGCTACACAAGCGTCTATAGCTTCTGATGTGATAGTAGCAGTGCCTCCAGAACCCTCATGAGTTCCAGCATAGCATACTACGTATGGTATAATGTCTTGTTGCTCACTAGTTTCTTTAACTGAACTAGTAAAGCATATATGTTGTTTATTATGCACGCCTGTCAAATTCTGCTGTCTAACTTAATAAAGCCAAAAATACAAGGTTGTTGCTCTTGTTTTTTTTTGACACGTCAGCAAAACGTGATAGATGCAATTCTAAAGCTGCAAGCAAACAATAATTATTTACTAATGCTGAAAGTTGTAAACGTAATAGAACCTACAACTTCACAATTGCATCTATTACGTATTACCTCAGCACCGATAAACATACATAAATTACTGCTCAATGTCAAGTATTTGTTAAATATTTTTAGCCTTTAAAATATTAAATTTATTTTTATCACTACAAGAAATAAGTTTTAAAGTGATATTGTCTTTGTAAGACAGTTCAATAGATGTTATTTCGTTATTTTTATATACTCCGCAGCCTATATTGTAATATTTGTCATTTAATTGTGGCTGATGTGTATGACCAATGATTGTGTGCAAATTGTTGCTAGCAGTCCATGACATCATAATATTATCAATTTTATTTTGCTTAAGTTTAGACTTTGCGGGTGTTGGCCATCCCCATTTGAGCCCTGTTAATTTTTGAATTGGAGTCCATAACCATTTTACAAAAAATTTAGGTAGTGCGGGGTAGCAATAATTAAGGCCGTCCGCTTGGTGTCCATGTATTACAAACATCTTTGAACGAAGTTGTGTTTGATTGCAGTAAAATTTTAAAAGTATAGAATTTGTTACTTTTACATCACTTAGCCCTAAAGCTTCTAAAAGTTTCTTTAGCTGTTCTGGCTCATGATTGCCTTTATTGTAATATAATGCAGAACTATCCGCATATCTCTGTAAGATTTTAATTATCTCTTGTCGTATAGAGTCATGCAGACAATGATCTATAATATCATCTATATCAGATTCCCAGCCTTCGAAAATATCACCGTTTAATATGATTGTTTGTATATTTTTCTCTAAGCAATATTGTAAGCAATTTAAAATAGAAATGTCGTTTGCATCGTCTGCATCGTTACCGCTGCCGAAATGCAGGTCTGAAAGCAACATTGCACTGTATTCATCACGTATTTTTACAACACAAGTATTACTAGCTAACGTCTGATTTAAAGCTCTTTTAGCTATTTTTGTGTTTGTTAAAAACATAATGATTACATGCCTTTTTTAGCGTTATTAAAATGCTCCCAAAACTCAACAAAATCATTTTTTAACAAGTGATTAAATTGTTCTTGGTAGCGTTCAAGCTCTTCTTGCTGAGAAGCATTTAAACTTATGCTAGCTTTTAAATCCGTAAAATATTTTTGCGTTTGCTGATCTTGCCACATCTGTAATCCCAACACGATCGCACAAGCCCCCAGCAGCCATTTGTGAAAGTAATTTTTACTGACATAATTTCTTTCTAATTCTAAAATAGCCTTTTCATTTTTGCTAACTTTTATAACTGTGTTTGAATGCTCTTTAGTTACATTTGCTACAGCAATTGAAAGCTGTTTAATATCTAATGAATTAGTTGTTAATTGTTGTGTTACATTGTCAGCAATTTCAGTATATTTTTCTTCCCGTTTAGCCCCTTGCTCTTCGACTTTCTTGCCTAAGTCTTCAATTTGTTTAGATAAATGTTCAATTTGTACAGCATTTACATCAGAATTGCTAGACATGATTAGCTCCTGCATAAGAGATTAAACTAGTGTAAACTTGTTGAGGTGTAGGATTAACCGGTATTTTTACAGGATCATGCGTTAATGATTGATAATCAGTAAACAGTTTACTGATTAATTCTGAGCAATAAAAGGCATTATTGCGTTGCTTTATTTTTTTACAAACATGAGAAAAAACACCGCACAAATCATACTTTGTATTATTATATCTAAATATAAATGTAACTAAATTTTCCGCAGTAATACCACAATTTTGTAGGGCTAAAACCTGATGACGTTTAGTATTATCTAATTTGCGCAACTTAACTCCTCGTGTAACTGTAGCGTCAAAAATTAAAGGTGTGTTTGCCCTGCCATGTGTGAGGTTTGATAGACGTTGATATACGTCTGCTTTCTTAATCTCGCTTAATGTATTATTATCAATGTATATTCCTACGTGATCCCATTGACTACATGTGTACAATCTAATGATGGCAGACGCTATATTCCACCACTGCTTATTCTGAACAAATACAATTTTTAAATTCATTTTAATGCACTTATAAAAGCTATAACAATTTTAACAAAGTCTTTTAAACCGTAAGCTATATAGCATTTTGCGTTTTTTAAATTTTCATGCTCATTGAAAAAAGTTGTTTGCTCGTCTGTCAGTTTTGAACGTTTAGATCTTTTAATTTCTACAAATAACGTGTACATCACATCATTTTTTACAAACTGTAAACGGTAATCTGGATCGCCACGCTGCACGCCCTTTTTCTTTAGTGTAACAGCTGTTCTGATGTGCCTTTTTTCGCCTGCTGGTGAATATGTATAGTATGTTAAGCCTTTGTCTTTTAATTCTCTGCTGTAAGCTCTTAAATAGCTACCAATCTGCTTATGTATAATGTCCTCTTTGGGCAACACAGCAGGCATCTTAAAACCCCAACCCAATGCTAACTGTATGCAGCTTCCAGTCGTAAGTATCAACACGTCTGCCTGTAAAAGCTTTATATGTTGTAGCTAGATATATTTTTTCTGACAAAAACAATTTTAATTTAGCACTGAAATAATTGCTTACAGCAGTATGTATATAGCTATATTTATGCTGTAAATTAAAAGTTTTAAAAGTACAACTTGGCCTTAAAAGAAGCTCTTTTCCTAAAATGTCATCTCGAACACCCACAGATACACTACATTTTTTATAACGCAACCCACCGCTAACAGTTTGCTCAAGTTTATGTGATTGCGTACTATGCTGCATAACTCTTGCAAAGCCTAATAAACTAAAAATTTGATTGAAGTCTATACTTTTGTTTAGTTCTGCCAATTCATAAGCATATTTAGAAGTTTTCACGCTTTGAAAATTAAAATGCGGAAAATCTGCATTAATATTATACGTATCAATGCCGTTGTACTTGCTCAAATTAGCATCTATGCCAGCTGCATATACTTTGTTGATAGATTGAGATATGTAAACAGCAAACAATGCAATAATACTCATTGTTACTATTATTAATAAGGATCTGAAAGGGTACATAACTTATGGAAGCCTCTTCAATTGACAATATACTGCTATAGTTGTGCATATAAAAATGTAAAAAATAGGCAACAGAACTAACCACCACGACCAATCAATATAATTAGTTAACTTTAACGCTATGAACAATAAAGCTAATCCCAGTATAAAATTTTTCATTTTAAAAAGGCACATCAGCATTGTATCTGTCATCTTTAGTTGCATACTCATTTACTGTATTAGCATTTTGCTGAGTGCTTTGTTCATTTTTGCTATCTAGCATTTGCATATCACTAGCAATTATGTCTGTAGAATAACGTTTTATGCCGTCTTGCTCCCAAGATCTAGTACGCAATGAACCTTCTATGTAAACTTTAGAACCTTTCTTTAAATACTCACCTGATATTTCTGCTAAACGATTAAAAAACACCACTCTATGCCATTCAGTTTTATCTTGTTGTTGTCCTGTTTCTTTGTCTTTCCAACTTTCAGAAGTAGCAATACTAACATTAGTTACTGCACCACCAGATGGCATATGACGTACTTCTGGATCTTGCCCTAGATTACCAATTATAATTACTTTGTTTATACCTTTGCTAGCCATTGAATCCCACCATTATTAACCCTAAAATAACTAAAAAGATTGTTATGTAATTCAGCAAACGTGTTGCTGAATTAAAATATTTAATTTCTAGATAAATTGCTTCTTCAGTAGTTGCTAATGATAATATAAGAGTGATTATTGCTGTTATAAAAACCCAGCTAGTAAAGTTATAATTAAATGCTAATGAAAGTGCTAATCCTGCCACACTAATTATTAAATTAGTTGTGTCTAAAAATGCACGGTTAGCCCTAGCGGTACTATTTAATTCTTGAGTGTAATGTTCATGTATACTTGACATTTAATCCCTCAATAAAGTTATACAAGCGTCTACTGCTTTAGTCGCTAGCTCTTGTGCATCTGTTTTTGAGATTACATTAAATGATTTTGCAAAGTGATCTATTAAAGTTTGCCTATCTTGTTTATATGCATCATCAGAGCTGGGTAATGCTCTATGAAAGCATCTAAATAAACCACCATCTAGTTCAGTAGACAGAATATCTTTTTGTTTTTTTGGCAAAACAGGAGGCTCGGGGGCATCTTGTGGCATAGACGTTGGCATATATCTCTCTACATAACGCCAAGCCTGTAATGCTGCCAGTGCTGCTTTGTCTTTTCTTGATTGTGTTATTTCTCTATCCATTTTTCCCTCCCTTAAATTACAAACTAATACTTTTCAACGCCTCTGGTGTTACATTGCCTAAGCCTAAAGGCTGGCCGTTGCTTGCCCTGCTTAAAGGCTTATTTTTATTACCTACATACTGTATGCGTATAAAACTTTTGCAGTTATGGTGTAGTGGTGGCTTGTTGCTACTAGCTGCATACTCTTGTTTAGTAAATACTCTCCCTTGCAATTCTTGGCATATCTGCGACTTAGGATCACCATTCATATACTCGTAACTCTCAATACGTGCATCTACTGCTGGGTCTTTTACAATAGCTGCTCTAGTTTGATTAACTACTTTAGCTGCTACCATTGCAGCTGCTAGTTTAATGCTTGCTGAACCGTCCTGTTCTTGCCCTGATAATTTGCCATTGATAAACTCATCACTAACTTTCATAATTTTAGCTTTAGCTGCGGTTGGGCTATCAATATTTATATCTTCTAACCCATTAAATATTGCGTCATGATAAATGTTTATAAGTTTGTTTAGTTCTCGCTGAGTCATTGAGCTAATTACTTTTGTCAAGTCTGCTTGTGCAAATTCAACTTTTTCAGCTGCAAACTTAACTGATTTTTTTAAGTCTCCAGCCGTCAAACCAGAACCATCTAGCGTGATGTCTGTAGTTTGTGTAACAACATCACTAATATACTGCTTAATAGCTTTGTAGAGCTTCGGCTTATTGCCTATAGTTGCATCTAATGCCTTACCGCTATCCCATTGCTTATGTACTTTTTTTATAAAAGTATCTTGATTGTCATTAAAGTAATCTTGCACAATTGATATTATCTGTTGCTGTGCATTATCCATTAATTTTGACACAGGGTGCTTTTGTGCAAACTTTACAGCTTGCGATAGTTCTGCATTCTCTGGTTCTTGATTAGATGTTTTTTTAACTGTAGGTGTTTGCAATTGTGATATCAAAGATAGAGGCAAATTTAATTCTTTAGCTAACATCTCTCTGCCTTGATCGCTTTGAATGTCCAACAAATTATGTTCAGCTAAAAGCTTAATTTTATTAACATTTTCACTCGCATTGCTATCTTCAATTCCAGTAGTAATAATTGCTGGACAATCAATACCGCAATGATAATTAACGTAACGATTTAAAAACTGTTGCACTTGCTGATTAATGCTTTTACATAATCCTGATAAGCTGTTGTAAAAAATACCTGCCATGCTGTTTGCAAGTGCGTAACTACCTGTAATTTCTCCCATGCCGTTTAGCCATGTGAGATTGAACGCATCAGTTATTTTATTATCAATGTCTTTGCTAACCTGCAAAACTTCATTAAATGTGTGTGCGTTCGGTATACTTGTAATTTTAGTGCCAGCGCTCAAAGCAACTGCATTAGTATTGCCCGACAAAACACTTGCAAGTTGAGTTTCAATTTCTTTTTGATCTAGATCTAAAGATTTTATAGATTCCATGAAATCTTTAAAATTAGTTATCTCTACAGTAAGTTGTCCTGAAGCTCTAGATGTAAGTTTACTAAGCAACGATAACATAGGCATGCCAATATGATTGATTGGTGCAAACAAAGGCCTTAACATGCTTTCACCGTAGACATTATTGCCTTTTTTAGAGCGAGTTATCAGCAACATAGCACTATCTTTGTTAACTAATTCAATTTCTTTATTCGCTCCATTTATTTTTGCATTGATTAGCTGATTATTTACAACTGTGTAACTGTTGATTTTTTGCGGATGAATAAAGTTTACAGCCTCTAAATATTTAGATGATGGATTAAAATTACATTCAAACAAAGAATTGCCATACGTCAAACACGAAAGGATTTCAGACTGCAACTCTTTAAAATTAAAGTTGCTGTTGTTGAATAGAGTCTTATCTAAAAGCTCTTTTGCTTTTACTTGCTTTAGATCTTCTTCATCAATTTCACAACTAGTTTCTGCCGAAGTAACTAAGTCTGCATATGTTTTTAAGCACTGTGAAACTTTCGGATAAACTGAACAAATATTAGCCCAATATCTTATCTGCGACCAATTGCCATAGCTGGGGTTGCTATCGTTAATGATAGATTCCCATTCAGAGCTTATTTCTAATTTTTTAGCGTTAAATGCCACTTAAACCGTTATTATTGTTGTTGTTGCTAGCTAGCATAGAGTCTGTCGTTCTATGCTTGTAAATATAGGACGTTTTATAACAAAAAAATGTTAAAAAGTCAAGATTCTATAAATTAATCAGATTTTTTTGTTTTTTCTGCGTAATTTCTTTTTCTGCGTAATTTCCTTTTATATGCTTCAATAATTTTAGCCTTATCTTTTAATTCACTTTTTAATTTTAGTGTTAATTCACTAAGCAATACATTCTGTTTCTGCATTTTAGAAGACAAAGACGAACGAACAGTCATCTTTTTAATGATGACTGTTAATCTATTTATAATTTTAATCTTATCTTTTAATTCTTCATGCACTTCTTTATGCTTTGCTTCTTTATCTTTATGCTTTGCGTCTTTCTTTTTATATTTCTGAATTTCACTTTTTAATTCTTCATGAATCTCTTTATGCTTTGCTTCTTTCTCTTTATATTTCTGAATTTCACTTTTTAATTCTTCTGTCTCTTTATGTCCCTGAATTTCACTTTTTAATTCTTCATGAATTTCTTTATGTGCAACATGTAAGCCTGCACCTTTAGCAAACTTAAATATAAATTTTTCTATAGCTGCAACTAGAATACTTTTTAAGCTCACATTTTTATCCGATTTAGCTTTAGCAAGTGCCATAGCTATCTTAAGATTAGTATCTAAATCGGAAGGAATAGTAAAAGATTTAATAACTTCTTTACCCTTAGCAACACTATTTCTTTTATTGCGTTCCTTTTGTGATTCTGGATCTCTGGAGTAAACATTATATTTGCCCCCAGGCTGCCATTTTTCTTTGTTCTCTTCGTAGTATTTACGCATACTACTTTTTTTATCCGACATCTTGCAATTAATAATAAAGTTTCGGTTTAATTTAATACTATAACAAACTGAAAATTAATTGTAAATATATATTTTTAAATTAATTTATTAGAAAAAATCATGTGGTGTTATTTCTTTTCGTGGAATTTTTAAGCTTAGATTTGCTTTAAATTGTGGCTTTTTAAGACTATCTAAATGATACTTTAAACCATGCACTAATGCATCTAGCCTGTCGGGTGATTTCTGACCTTTAGCTCCCGTGTATGTAGTCATCTGTCGTTCTAACAGCATATAATTATCTTGTTTGCCGACATGATGAACAGTTTTATTATTGTAGCCTATGATTACCTGACTAAATCTGGCCATTTTATCTTTTACTGCTCTAACAGCTTCTAGTTTAAAAGCACCAGCGAAGCGCCCGTGAGATTCTAATGTGCTTTTAATCGCAAGTTCTATTACTTTACCGCCTTGATTGTCTTCGTACAGAATGCAATTTGCATCATATTTGTCATATAAGCTAATTATTTTTTGTACCCATTTTTCTGGTGCTGCTTTCATGCTTGCATCTTCAAGTAAATATATAGCCTTAGTATCTCTAGCTATAACAATTATGCCTGTCTCGTCTGCAGTCTCGCTACTGCTAACTGCTGGATCTACACTAATGATAATCTCACTCATATCTTTCAAGTTAGGAACATCACCAATAGGCATTCTTAACTCGTCAATCTCTGCTTGAGTAATTAGTGCATTTTCTGCATCTGACTTGCAATGCCCTTCCCAGATATGCAGGTATTTTGCATAGTTATTTTGCTTATCTGCAAGCATATCATGATAATTTTCTGTATCTTTAAAAAAAGGGTTATTTTTGTATGTAGTGTGCTTGTATATCAAGCGTTCACTGCTATCGCTATCAATAGCAAATAGCTTGTGAATATAATCATGTTCATGCAATGGGT